GGAAACTCGTAAACTTTATCGTATTGGAAGGGGAGAGCAAGGAGTTCTATTGGTTCGCCCTTATACTGACGATATCTGTGCTCATTGGAGATTTAAGACACCAGAGATTGCAGTAGAGTCTTCTAATCATATCTTCGGCATGTATCTAGATTACCGAGATGAAAAAGATTTCATCGGTATGGATATGTGTCGTAAGTTTTTAGAGATGGGTTTTACACGTTCAAGACGTTATGCTAATCATCGCACAGGAAAGAAATATGATGATGAAGGCAATGTAAGACCCCAAGAACCAGATCATGCTACTTGTGATTTTGCTAAGTCTGCAAAGATATTTAAGAAAGTTAGAGATATTGTAGCGAAGAATAAAACTTATGTTACAATGAGGAAAGAGTGGAGATCATCTGAATGAATATCTTTGTTACCGATCCTGACCCGATCAAATCTGCTCAGGTATTACCTGATAAACACATTGTAAAAATGCCTTTAGAAACCTGTCAGATGTTATCCATCGTGGGTTCTAAGAAGTGGGGTCGTGGTTTCGGTGACTTGCCTAAGTTAGATGGAACACCATACAAGACAGAGAAGGGTGCATTTCGTAATCACCCTTGTACCCTCTGGGCACAAGACAACTGGTCGTGGTTAATTCGTCATGGTCTAGCATTGTGTGAAGAGTATACACACAGGTATGGTAAGGTTCATAGTTGTGAATCTACTATCCTACATGCAGAAAGTATATTTCCATTTCAATACATCAGACACGTCAGAGAGTATTCATTTGAATTTGTATTTGCAGGACCTGACGAGTTCAAGTACGACACAAGTATTGATATCTTTACTGCTTACAAAAGATACATCGCATCTAAACCATGGGTACATGATAATTACCTAAGGAAACCAGAACGCAGACCAGAGTGGGTATGATGTGGAAAGTATGGAAATATGCTCTTGGATCATTCCAAGATGAAACTACACAAAAGTATGATAATATTATATGTGTAGTCAGAACTTTTATACTACTCGCCTATCTCGTTACCAATTGTTTTATTGTAGCGGGAGTAATCAGACATTGGAATAAACAATCATGGGAAGAAAATTCGGTAGTGAAATCTGGGACTTGCTCTCAAGTATCAACCAAACAAAAAAGAATTTGATGGATGAAGATCCATCTTTAGAGAAGAAATACAACACCTGGATCGTTAATAAAGCATTGTCTGGACACACAGATAGTATTCTTTTCGCTAATGAAATGAACAAAAACTGGCATCTTGATAGGCGTTTACAATACGATTTTTATATAAATAGTATACGACCGAGGTTTCGTAAGAACACCTTTGGTAAGAAAGAGTCGATTGAATACCTTGATGATGTAAAGGAATACTTTGGATATAGTTATACCAAAGCTCTTGAGACAATCAGGATTCTATCACTAGACGATTTAGAAACTATACGTAAATTATTAGATAAAGGTGGAATGAGATGAGTGTCGAAACTGTCGTCCAGTGGAAGCAATCAGATATGATTGAAGTGGTTCTTAAAGAACCAGATGACTTCCTAAAAGTACGTGAGACTTTAACAAGAATTGGAGTTGCATCACGCAAAGAAAGAAAAATTTATCAATCATGTCATATCTTGCACAAGCAAGGTAAGTATTATATCGTACACTTCAAAGAATTATTTGCCTTGGACGGCAAAAGTGCAAACATTACCCTAAACGATGTCCAGCGTAGAAATCGTATTGCTCAGTTACTATCTGATTGGGGTCTTGTACGCCTTGTGGATGACTCGCAAGTAAAAGAACTTGCACCACTCAATCAAATTAAAGTTATTTCATTCAAAGAGAAAGGTGAATGGACTTTAGAATCAAAATATAATATAGGAAAAAAGAAGGTCTAGTAAACCGTATATAATCCAGAGGGTTCTCACACCCTCTTTTTTATGCTAATATGTTTAAATAATAATGTGATGCCTAACGGGTCACATCAACTTATGTCGCTTTAAGGAGGACACAATCATGGTAGACTTTAATATCTACAGCCCATTTTCAATTGGATTCGATGAAACATTCAGTAGACTTGAAGCTCTTGCAGGAGCTGGAACAAACTATCCACCATACAATGTTATTAACGGACGTGATGGTAGAACCACTCTTGAAATCGCTCTTGCTGGATTTTCAAGCGAAGATATCGGAGTGGCAACAGAACGAAATGTTCTAACTGTTACTGCAAAGAAAAAGAAAGAAGAAAAAAATTATGCCCACCAAGGTATTTCAAACAGATCATTTTCTAAGAACTGGCAACTAGGATCTGACGTCGTGGTCGAGAACGTTACATATACTGACGGACTATTGACCGTTGATCTAGTCAAAGAATTACCTGATAAAGAGAAACGAAAAGTATGGTATGGTGAGGCAGCATAACAATTTAAAAGCGAGGCTTGCACGTCTCGCTTTTTTGGTGTATAATAAAATATGGTTTGAGGAAAAAGCATGAGTATCAAAATCTGTGTGCTTTCGGACGGAGTGAGAGTGATAGGTGATTTCTATGAAGTCACTTCTACGTTTAAAAAGGTTGTTGGTTATGCAATAGTCCATCCTCAAATCATTTCCATGACCAGAACTGTTCCTTCTTCAATGGTTACACAAACCAATGAACCACAGTTCAATGTTCAATTTTCACCATGGAATCCATTTGCAAAAAACCAGTTCTTTAGATTGAACATGGATAGAGTTGTAAGTGTGAGTGATGCTCGTGAAGATATTTTACAAATCTATAAGGAACAGTTCTATGTGGAAAATTATCTAGACGATCTAATACCTGACGAACCTTTGGAGAGAATTATCTATGACGATTCAAGTCGTTAATATGAAATACACAGGGCAGTTGATCATTACTGATCTTGCTAATGTGTGGGAAAGTGAAGAGGCAAAAAACGAAGGAAAACCACCTGTGTGTTTTTCTTTTGCTAGACCTTATGTACTAGAGATAGACAGTTTGACTGATGAGGGTTATAATCTTCGTATGAGCAAGTGGAATCCTTACACGGATGAAGCAATGTTCCAGGTTGGTTTTGATTTAGTCACTACTATTAGTGAACCTAAAGCAGCAATCATTGAAGCATATAATAATCGTCTTACACAAGACTCAAAAGATGGTACACCAGATTCTCTAAAAGATGGAAAAGAAACTACTAAAGATTCAAAGTGAACCTTGGATAATTGCCGAGGTAGAAGCGGTTGAAGATGCTGTACTGGGAGAACCAGATTGTATTCTTATCAACCCTGTAACAGTTGATGGTGAGAAGTGGCCACAGTATTCTGATGATACTGAGGTTGCTCTTAGATCTTCTGATATAATTGTAATGGTTAATGCTTCTAAGGAAGCATCTAAGAAGAATTTGATTGAATGAAGTTTTACACAAACGTTGAACAAGCAGGAAATAATCTGCTAGTACGCGGATATGAAGGTGGGCAGGCATTTAGTTACAAGGTTAAGTTTAACCCTACACTATACCTGCCCTCTTCTAATTTCTCTAAGTGGAAAACACTAGAGGGAGAGTGTGTGCAACCAATGAAGCAAGGAACTATTTCTGATGCAAAAGAAACAGTAGCAAGATACCGTGATGCAACCAACATGCAAGTGTATGGAAACACACGGTATTTGTATCAGTACATTGCTGAAGAGTATCCTGCTGATCATGTAATGTTTGATCCCAAACAAATTCGTGTATTCAACATTGATATTGAAACTGCTGCAGAGAATGGATTCCCAGATATTGAAACTGCTGATCAGGAGATCCTTGCTATTTCGCTAAAGGATTCTCACACTGGTCGCATTACAGTTTGGGGTGCTCGTCCATTTAAAAACACAGACAATAAAGTTGATTACTTACACTTTAGAACTGAGTCTGGAATGCTTCAAGCGTTCTTAGAGTATTGGATGAAAAATTATCCTGATGTTATTACTGGTTGGAATGTTCAGCTTTTTGATATTCCCTATATTGCTGGGCGCATTGATAGGGTACTTGGTGATCGCTATACTCGTTTTCTTAGCCCGTGGAATCTTATCTCTAGACGAGAGATTTATATCAAAGGGAGAAAGCAAATTGCCTATGATCTTCCAGGGATTGCTACGTTGGATTATCTGGAACTATACAGAAAGTTTACGTACTCTAATCAAGAGAGTTACAAATTGGACTACATCTGTTCTGTCGAACTCGGGGAGAAAAAACTAGATCACTCTGAGTATGATACGTTCAAAGAGTTCTATGAAAACGACTGGCAAAAGTTTATCGAGTATAACATTCATGACGTACGTCTGGTTGATAAACTTGACGGTAAAATGAAGTTACTTGACCTAGCATTTACAATGGCGTATGATGCTAAGGTCAACTATGAAGATGTGTTTTCACAAGTTCGTATGTGGGATAACTATATCTACGTAGAACTTCTTAAAAGAAAGATTGCTATTCCTCCTAAAAAGGAAAGTAATAAAGATGAAAAGTATGCAGGTGCATACGTCAAGGAACCTAATCCTGGAATGTATGATTGGGTGGTATCATTTGACTTAAATAGTCTATACCCCCACTTGATCATGCAGTACAATATCTCCCCTGAGACACTACAGGATGTTAAACATCCAACAGTAACTGTTGATAAGATACTCAATGAAGAAGTAAATATTAATGGTCCATTTGCTGTCTGTGCTAATGGTGCTCAATACAGCAGAGAAAAGCAGGGGTTTCTGCCTCAGTTGATGCAGAAGATGTATGACGAGCGTGTTATTTTCAAAAAGAAAATGATCACTGCTATGAAGGAGTACGAAAAAAATCCTAGTGTAGAACTAAGAAATGAAATTGCTAGATGTAATAACATTCAAATGGCGAAAAAGATCTCTCTCAATAGTGCTTATGGTGCTATTGGTAATGAACATTTTCGCTATTATAAACTTGCCAACGCAGAAGCTATTACACTATCTGGTCAGGTTTCTATCCGTTGGATAGAAAACAAAATGAATGCTTACCTAAACAAAATACTTAAAACAAAGGAGGTTGACTATGTTATTGCTTCAGATACTGATTCCATCTACCTTAATCTTGGTCCTTTGGTCGAGGTTATATACAAAGAACGAGAAAAGACTACTGAGAGTATTGTTGGGTTCCTTAACAAGATCTGTGAAGTGGAATTTGAAAAGTATATTGAGAGTTCTTACAAAGCGTTGGCCAACTACGTCAACGCCTATGACCAGAAGATGACTATGAAGCGGGAGAATATCGCTGATCGTGGTATTTGGACTGCTAAGAAAAGATACATTTTAAATGTATGGGATAGTGAAGGGGTTCGATACAAAGAACCTAAACTAAAAATTATGGGACTAGAAACTGCTAGGTCTTCTACTCCTGCATATTTTAGAACAAAACTATATGATGCTTTTAAGATGATTGTTACTAAGACTAATGATGATCTTATTAAATACATTGAAGACATCAAGAAAGAGACAAACTCTCAGGATTATTCTGAGATCTCTTTTCCTCGAGGAGTAAATGGATTGAACAAGTATCAAAGTAAATCTGATATCTATCAGAAAGGCACACCTATTCATGTAAGGGGTGCATTGTTGTACAACTATTACATTCGTAAGAACAACATTCAAAACAAACATCAGATGATTCAAGAAGGTGAGAAGATTAAGTTTGTGTATTTAAAAATGCCTAATCCAATTATGGAAAATTGTATTTCATATTTCAGTGAAATACCAAAAGAGTTTGGACTAGACAATTATATTGATCACAATCTACAGTTTGATAAATCTTTCTTGAAACCTCTGGAAAATGTGCTAGAATGTATTGGTTGGACAAGTAAGAAAATCGTCACCCTTGATAGATTCTTTGGATGACTAAAAAGGTTTTCGTCGTCACCTGGACTAATTCAGTCGTAGGTCAGGTTAGTCCTGATAGCATTAAATTGTTTGAGGACTATACAACTGCTCTTGGTTTTGCTAAACTTATGAGCAAAGAATATAATTATGTAAATTTTTATGAGGATGAAGCAACACAATGGGATTCTTAGATACTGTAATTAAAGATAGTGGAAATGAATTCGCTAGTAAAGTTAGTGAAGGAATCGCTGCAGGAGATATCACAAGTTATATTGATACTGGTTCTTATATCTTCAATGCGTTAGTTAGTGGGTCGATTTATGGAGGTCTTCCTTCTAACAAAGTTACTGCACTTGCAGGAGAGTCAAGCACAGGTAAAACATTCTTTGCTTTGAGTGTTGTTCGCAATTTCCTTGAACTCAATCCTACAGGAGGAGTTATATACTTTGAGTCTGAGTCAGCAATTTCTAAATCAATGATTGAAGAACGTGGTATTGACTCTAATCGTATGATTATGATGCCTGTTTCTACGATTGAAGAATTTCGTACACAGGCAAGTAGGATTCTTGATAAGTATTTGAAAGAACCTAAAGATCAACGTGTACCTATGATGTTTGTTCTAGACAGTCTTGGTATGCTTTCAACCTCTAAAGAAATGGAGGACGTCTCTAATGATAAACAAGTTAGAGATATGACTAAGAGTCAGTTGATCAAAGGTGCTTTCCGTGTATTGACTTTGAAACTAGGACAAGCAAACGTTCCTATGCTAGTTACTAATCATACATATGATGTAATAGGATCCTATGTTCCCACAAAAGAAATGGGTGGAGGTACAGGTCTCAAGTATGCAGCATCTAGTATCATCTATCTTACAAAGAGTAAAGAACGTGATAGTAAAAAAGAAGTTGTGGGTAACATTATTAAGTGTGAAGCAAAAAAATCTCGTTTAACAGTGGAGGGTAGTAAAATTGCAACACGTCTATTTTTTGACGAACGTGGTCTCGATAAGTACTATGGACTCTTGGAACTCGGCATTGACCACGGGATCTTTGGAAAGAACGGCAATAGAGTTCTTATTGGTAAATCTTCCGTTTATCCTTCTGCTGTCCTTGCTGATCCCGAAAAGTATTTCACCCCCGAGGTCATGACCAAACTCGACCAAGCAGCAGAAAAGGAGTTCGCTTATGGCAACTGAGAGGATAGAAGAAACAATTGTTCGGAACCTCTTGTGTAATGAAGAATACTATAGAAAAGTTATTCCTCATCTCGACACATCATACTTTGAAAACAATGTAGATAAAACTATCTTTGAAGAGATTCAAGACTTTTCTTGTAAGTATGATAAGTTGCCCACGAAAGAAGTCCTTAGGATTAGTTTAGGACAGAGAAATGATGTTACAGATGAAACATATAAGTGCTCTATAGATCAGATTGCTTCTTACACTGATGAGTGGGTTGACTTTAATTGGTTAGTTGACGCAACAGAAAAATGGTGTCAAGAACGTGCTATCTATAATGCACTCATGCAGTCTATTAAGATTGCTGATGGTGGAGATAAGAAAGTAAAGAAAGATGCAATTCCTTCAATACTACAGGATGCTCTTAGTGTATCTTTTGATGAGCATATTGGACATGACTACATAGAATCTGCTGACGAAAGATATGAATTTTATCATAGAGATGAAGAAAAAATACCGTTTGATCTCGAGAAGTTTAACTATATTACAAAAGGTGGCATCCCTAACAAGACTCTCAATGTCGCACTTGCTGGTACTGGTGTCGGGAAAAGTTTATTCATGTGCCATATGGCTAGCGCCGCCCTCATGCAAGGGCGTAACGTTCTCTATGTTACACTTGAAATGGCAGAAGAAAAAATTGCTGAACGAATTGATGCAAACTGTCTCAACATCAACATCAAAGACTTAACTGATGTTCCACAAGTAATGTTTAGATCTAAGATCTCTGACTTACAACGTAAAACTAAAGGTAAACTTATAATTAAAGAATACCCTACAGCATCTGCACACGCAGGACATTTTCGTTCTTTATTGAATGATTTGACCTTGAAAAAACAGTTCAAACCTGATATAATATTTGTAGATTATCTTAACATCTGTGCTAGTGTTAGATACAAAGGTGCTATTGTAAATTCTTACACCTATGTTAAAGCAATTGCTGAAGAACTCAGAGGTCTTGCTTGTGAGTTTGATCTACCCATTGTATCCGCTACTCAGACTACTAGGTCTGGTTATGGTAATAGCGATGTTGACCTTACTGATACTTCAGAATCCTTTGGTCTACCTGCCACTGCTGATCTCATGTTCGCTCTTATCAGCACTGACGAGTTAGAGGCAGAAAATAAAATCTTGGTTAAACAACTTAAGAACAGGTACAATGATCCAACTGTTAATAGAAAATTTGTAGTTGGTATTGATCGTGCTAAGATGAAACTATATGATGTTGATGATTCTCAACAGCAACTAATAAATGATGCTGAAGACGATGACGTAGCAGACTCACTTGACTCTCTTAAAAAGAATCAAGCACGACTATCTAAATTTGCTGAATGGAATTATTAGATGACACTTTCTAAAGAAACAATAGATAAACTTGCTGACGCACTTACATTAGAAGTTATTGAATATATTGTTGATAACCCTAAGACAAATACATTTTTATATGAAATGATTAGCGACGCACTATGTGATAAGTTAGGTAACAAGAATGAAGACGGTACTTGCTCTTTTGATAGCAGTTTTCTTACCCCTGCTGTTCTTGATAAAATCACATTAACACTTACTCCTAACACAATGCCCTCTGACCCTGCGACATTATGACTACTCCTATTGATCCTACCGTTGATTACAACAAATATATTGACTTTGTTGACTCTACTACCAGTTTCCCTTCAAAAGATGCTGAAGAATTTGTAGCTCGAATATATGATTTAAAAGAAAAAGGTGTAAACATTGAACGTCTTTTGACCGCTGCTGTTGGTATTACTGCTGAAGGTGGTGAGTTTACTGAGATTGTTAAGAAGATAGCATTTCAAGGTAAGGAACTAAATGAGGATACAAAAACTCACCTTGTAAAAGAAATGGGCGATGTGTTTTGGTATCTAGCACAAGCATGTCTCGCACTGAATGTAGATTTTCAAACAGTTGTGATGACTAACATGATGAAACTTGCAGCAAGATACCCTGATGGTAAGTTTGATATTGAAAAATCAGAAGTCCGCAAGGAAGGAGACATCTAATCCTTACCCCTCACTAAATAAGTGGGGGGTTTTTAAATATTTTCATGGCTAAACTAGCATTCGATCAACTTTTCCGTAACGGGAAACCATATATGAAAAGAGACGATGTGTTGATAGATCGTATTGCTAATGGAAAGTTGTTTGAGTTGTCAGATAATAGAGGATATTTAAAAGTATTTGATATTGTAGTAAGGTTTCAAGATGGTAGTGAGTCAAAGTATAAGAGTTCAGATTTAAGCAATGAAAGCGTAGTAAGGATATTAAAAGCAGAGATGCTTAGTTGTGCTAATCAAAAAGGTGGTAAGAAAAAGATATTATTAACAGGGTCACAGAGTGATCATGATGACTCACTAATAGCAACATATAGTTTAACAGATCTAGAGAAGACTCATCATTTTGGTGGACAAAAACTTGGTGGACCTAAAGTAAACTTAGGAAATTTATATGAAGCAGACCTAGCAAATAGTTTTAATAATTTTGTAGATCATGGTGGAAAGTATCCTGATCATGTTACAACCATATTAAAAGCTATATGTCATGCTGAACCTGGAACTTGTTTCATCAGTGCGAAGCAAGAGGGTGGTGCTAATAAACCAAGACCCATGAGAGAAACTAATGGTGCTTTCTACATTTCAGCAGAAGGTAAGAATACAAAAGATATAGGTAAGACAGTAACAGATATTACATTAACAATAGCAAAACCTGGTGGTCAAGGAAAAAAGAAAATATATTTATCAGTCAAATTTGGTAGTACACTATCATTTTTTAACATAGGTGTAAGAGGTGGAGGTAGAGATGCACTATCAATATTCCCTAAACAAAATTTACAAGAAGGTAATCTACCACAGATGGGAAAAGATTACTTAGATATGTTCAACATTGATCATCAGAAATTTTTAGATATATTTCAGAAATATGATCCTAATGATAAAACTCCTACTGTAGATAACTATAAAGAATCGTATCAGATTACAGGAACAGCAAAGAAAAACTTAGAAAATTTCTGTGCTAGTGGTATTGGATATGGTTATTGGATGGTCCATTATGATGGTAGTTCTCTTCATTGCTATGAAGTTAACAAGACTTTTATGGAACGTGCTAGTAAATTATCCAGTAGTAAAATAGATATAGATTATGGTGGATCTCAAGGATATGGTAAGAGAGTTAACATAAATTTCTCCACCCAAGAATATGATTTTAGTTTCAATATTAGATCTAAGTCTGGTTCTGAAGTATATCCTACACACAGCAACGGAGATTATTTTAAGAAGTAATGGCTAACATCAAACAACTTAAACACTTAGAACATTTGGAAGATGAGATGCTCAACTATGGAGTTGAGGGATGTAAGGCAGCAGTTTCTTTTCTTGAGGAACTGAGGAAGATGCTTGGTCATCAGGAAAGTAGTGGTTTTATGCAAACTAAATGGGATGGTGCTCCTGCTGTAATATGTGGAGTGCATCCATATACAAAAAGATTTTTTGTAGGAA